GCAGTTGTCCTGCTGCGGCATATGAACCCAGTGACCGCTCAAGTTTGGATAGGGTTGTCTCGTCGATTCTTTCTGGCCAAAGGAGCTCGCCTTCTTTTGTGCGTGGGTCTGTGAAGTTGAGCCTTGATTGTGTTGGTGTTGGATGCCCGATCTCATATCGAGCAGGTAAGCATAAATGATCCCAATCATCGTATTCGTTCGCCAATATGTGTCCTGTTAAATCATTTTCATGCACTCGCTGCATGATTATAACGAAAGCACCTGTCTTTGGGTCATTGAGTCGGGATTGCATGGCTTGATCCCACCACTCAAGAACACCCTCACGAACTGCGGAGGATTCAGCCTCACGAACATTGTGCGGATCGTCAATGACAATAATGTCGCCACCTTCACCAGTCAAAGCACCATCAACCGATGTCGCAATTCTGTGGCCAGTCTTGTCGTTCTCAAATCTTTGCTTTTGGTTCTGGTCGCCTGTCAAAGAGAATGTTTCGCCGAAGTGTGCTTTATACCAAGGACTATCAATCAGACGTCTGCATTTTACCGAATCTCTTACGGAAAGTGATGATGCGTATGACGCAAACAAAAATCTCTTCTGCGGCTGGATGGTCCACGTCCAAGCAGGCAATGCAACAGCAACCGAAATAGACTTCATGTGTCTCGGTGGTATGTTGATGATCAATCTCCGAATGTCACCTTCAACAACTGCCTGCAAATGTTCACTTATAGCGTCAATATGCCAGTTGTCATGAAACTCTCGTCCTGGTTCAATTGTTGGCCAAGAGCTCTTGGTAAACTCCTTCAGTGATCTCCTCATCTTCTCCGCTCTCACTTCCGTCAATGACAGCGTGTTCAAGAACTCTTTCAATGGTGCTGAGGTCATTATCACTTAATCTGGAAATATCCAGAACCTTTCTCTCTTCAATTTGTGCTTTCACTTCTACTGCCTTTAGGTCTGGGACGCACTTGCCCAGAAGTGTCTTAGCAGCCATAACACGCAGTTCGGGATCTGCTGCAATTTTGCCAGCCTCAGTGGCCAATCCCTCTGCGTCCTTTGCATAAACAGGGAATATCTCTTTGCCCTGCATCACTGACGCAAGAAAACCAACAGGATCTGCTTGTCCCATGATCCAATTGATTGTTGCGTGGTGATTCCATTTGTATGGTTTTTGCCGAGCCTTTTTCTGGTGTTTCATTGGCTCAACTGATTTGAAACGACCATCCCATTTGTCTGGCTGGATGGGTGGGCCATCCTTGATTGGACGCTTTACGATCGTCTCAGGCTCCACAGGCTTCCGTGGACGACCAAGTTTTTTCTTCTCTTCTGACATGTTTTCAGCCTTTCAACCTTTGTTTCTGTGGTCAGCAGTTAAACTAACTGTCATGATTATTACTTATTTTTGCCAAAAAGAAAAGCCCAGCGTTGTGCTGGGCTAGTTAGGGAGGAGAAATATGAATAAAATCCTTGCTTCTTCTCTTTACGATCGCTCTCTTTGGCCATAAAGTCAAGTTTTATGTTTGGTTGAATTTGATCAGGTCTTGACCATACAAAACCACAACAATTCCTGCTTCTTGACAATTTGTTATAGCACGATGGGCAATAGTTCATCAATCCAACCCCAACATCTGGCTCGGATAAACGCATGAACTGGTTTCAGTCCAATAACTCTCATCCCAAGACTGGCAATTGAGCATGAAGTTGATAAGCGTAAAAGCCATCAACCAAGAAAATGCAACCACAAAGACTGCACTCAATAAAAACTTAATCATTTTGTCCACCCACTGATAACTGAATGAGCCAACATGTAGGCGAGGCGACCATTGGCCTCAAAACCCTCCACAACAGTATCAAAGCCAGTCTGCTCTGCAGCCTTTTTGGCTTCACCCAAATCCCTGAACACTTTGTCCTCAATGGACGCATTAGGGATACAAACAAAACGCAACTTGTAAATCATGATGATCTCCTTTCTCAAAGTTGCGGGGGAGGATTTCCTCCCCCAATGTTACCTTAAAAGTTGTAGTCGTAAAACTTTCTTGGCTGAGTTGACAGAACATGTTTGCCCATGGCTGACTTCCAACCTTTTTTACCGAGGCGAACTTTCATCACCTGACCCTCTGGGCAAGATCTGTATTTGTAAGTCTGCTTGTTTTGGTTAACACAATGACCTGAAAAGCCACCAGGAATGATCTCTGGCTTGAAATCCTCATCCAACTCAGCAATCATCGCTCTGACTTCAATGGTCTTTGGCGAAACAACACGGATGATCTCAAATGGATAAACATCTGACCAACCATGCATGTTGCAATAGCTGTAATGAATCGGCTCAACCTCATAAGCATATTTGTTATTGTAAGTTGCACCGCAACGCCCAACAGGCAACCCATCAACGATGGCTTGGGCTTCTTCAGCTGTTTCAAAAGTTTGAACAACATGGGCATCAGTAATGACACGATCACCACGAAAATCGCTGAAGTAACGAGGCTCACAATCAGCCTTGCGTCCGTCTTCACGAGCGATGATGGTTTCAGAAACTTTGATAGCGTAACGAATAAACATGATTTTTTTCCTTTCTCAGTGTCGTAGGTCATTTCCTACTCTGTTAGTATCGTTGATTCTGACACAAAAGGCAACAAATAAATTGATTTTTATTATCAGTCAAAACAAGGACTTACAAATTTTTACGAAGAAAGTTCCCAAACACTGGGTTGCGTTTCCCCATGTTTTTGAGTCTGGGAACGCCCAATTTCATTTTTCAATACAAAGACTTACGACCAACCGAAACCAACGAAACCACAAATCTCAAAATTTTACACAACACAACAACAACCCAAAATATTCCCTTATAAGAAAGAGGCCAAGGACGGGTCCAAAAACAGACGATGTTGAAAAGACTGGGATCTTTGGTTTCGCAATTGTTTTTATTGAGGAAGAGTGGTTTCTTTGAAAAATTCTTCTTTTCATCTGCAATTTTTTCAGGCATAGTAATCAGACTTGAGAAAGGATGCTATCATCATGAATTGTATAAAGTGCAAGAAAAAGACATCAGTGCTTGACTCCCGCATGGACAAAGAGTCAAAAGGCACTCGTCGTAAACGCATTTGCGATTCATGTGGGCACACTTTCAGAACTCTTGAGACAGCGATACTTGAAGGTGCAACCCCACCTAAGAAAAAGGTGACAGCACCCAAAAAGCAACCGACCAGAAGACAGAAAAAGATTCAGATGAATAAAAGGTTGCAAAAGTTTCGCCGTGAAGAGGTCGCTCATCGCATTGATAATATGACGGATGATGAACTTGAAGAGGCAATTTTCTCAGGTGAAGATCTGAGGGAACTTGGCTTAGACTGAGAAAGGGAAAAAGGATGCCTAAAGTTTATGTTGTGAATCGACCTGTGAAGAATAAGTTTGGTTGGGTGCCTGATTTGAGTGATGCCAGTAGGTATGGTGCACTTGAAGTTATTTTTGAGCCCAATGACAAACCCCAGTTTCTTCCTGGACCAAGCGTCCAGAAGGCTCGTCGAATCATGAAGGACTTCTCGTCAGAGGATTATCTCCTCTGGCCTGGAGGTGGTGACCCGATTGCTGTGATGATATCATGTATGATCGCTAGCGAAAAGGCCAACACAGTGCGTGTTCTCCGTTGGGAACGCAATATGGAAGAGGGTGAAAGGGATCGCCGTAAAGGTTGGTATATGCCTGTAGCCCTAGAACTGAGAAAGGAAAGCGTATGACAGATATAGATCTGCTTGAGGACGTGGCACCAGCGTCCAATGAACTTGGTGCGATCGCTGACATGGCTCAAAGGATGCATGATCTCGAAGATGAGATCAATCGTCTGGACGAGGCATTGAAAGCAAAGAAGCAGGATCTCAAGATGTTGGCAGAACAGGACTTGCCTGACTTAATGCAAGAACTGAACATCAAGAACTTTACCCTGAGCAATGGTGCAAAGGTTGAAGTGAAAGATGTTATCCAAGCCTCCGTCCCATCCCAAGGTGCGATTGATCGTGTCAAGGATGAAGACGAGCGAGAGGCTATGCGGATACTCCAACAGCAGTGCTTTGAATGGTTAAGAGCCAATGGGCTTGGCGACCTAATCAAAAGCAATGTTGAGGTTCAGTTTGGTCGTAATGAAGATGACGCATGCAACGCATTCACTGAAGAGTTGCGTGACCGAAAGATTTATTACAAGCGTGCAGTTGGGGTGCATCCGCAATCCCTCAATGCGACTCTGAAAGAGCGTTTGAGTGAAGGCAAAGATGTCCCTGTTGATTTGTTCCGTGTTTACATGGGACGCAGAGCCAACATAAGGAGATAGAATGATGGCAAATGAAGTAGCAACTAAAAAAGAGTCCAATGTCGTAGCCTTTGATGAAAGCATCCTGCTTCAGGACGCAGGTGCAGGCCAAGAAGGCATGAACAAAGAGGACTTGATGATTCCTCGCCTAAGCATTTTGCAACAAATGTCACCACAAGTGAACAAGCGTGATGGTGCATATGTTCAAGGTGCAGAGCCAGGATTCATTCTTGACAATGTAGCCAACTTAGCGACTGATGGCGAGAAAGGCATCACAGTGGTGCCAATCAGCTACAGACGTGCTCACATTGAGTGGAAGCCTGATAGAGGTGGCTTGGTCGCTGACCATGGACCTGACTCGGCTTGTCTTGAAAATTGCACTCGTGGAAGTCGTGGTGAATACCTGACAGACGAAGGCAACGAGATTGTCCCAACAGGTGAGTATTTTGTTTTCATAGTTGACGAAAACGGCTATACTCCCGCATTGCTTTCAATGGCAAAGTCACAATTAAAAAAGGCTCGCCAGTGGAACTCAATGATGAACAGGCTTATGGTTCAAGTCGGGGATCAAAAAATTAACCCTGCCATGTTCTGGACTGCCTATGATCTGACGACAGTTCCTGAAGAAAATGACCAAGGATCTTGGTTTGGTTGGTCGATCAAAATGAAGTATGACGCCAAGTCTGGTGGCATTTTGAAGAACCACCCCATGGGCAAAGATATTTATCTTGCTGCTCGTGAGTTCAAATCTCAGGTCGCATCAGGTGAAGTGAAAGTTTCTCCTGAGTCACAAGATGATGATGTAATGTAATCATTGCTCATCTAGGGGGAGGGGCAACTCTCCCCCGACGACTCAGAAAGGAACTGAAATGGACTCTGCAATAACCAAAAGATTTATGCGTCTGTTCCGTGGCTATGAAAAAGCCCATGGCGAATATCGTGTGCAGAAAAAAGAAGCAGACGGCAAAATGTCTGGTCGTGCAGTCACAGTGGCCGAACCAGCAACAACCGAACATTTTGAAGCCCACCTCAAAGGTGGCGACTACATTCTTGGAATCATCATGTTGCGTGAAAACAACTCATGCAATTTTGGAGTTATTGATATTGACATCAGAGGCGAGGTAAAACTAAACGAGTCGCTTGAATCGTTGGAAAAGAAAATTGAAGATACGCCTCTTGTTTTGTGCCGCTCTAAGTCTGGTGGTGCTCATCTTTATTTGTTTTGTGAACCTGCGATTGCCGCTATTGATATGGTGGCTAAACTTAACGAGTTCGCTGCAACATTAGGTTATGGTGGGGCTGAAATTTTCCCCAAGCAAATCTCTCGTGCCAATGAGCGTGACAGAGGCAACTGGATCAATCTCTGCTATTGGGATGGCGACGACTCTGAACGCCACGCAATCCACAAAGGCAAAAAACTTAACCTCAAGCAATTTTTAGATCTTGCTGAGAAAAAGCAAACTAACTTTGAGGCTCTTGAAAACTTTACCCCAGAGCTGATCAACATGTTTGAGGATGGACCACCATGCCTCCAACACATCATGACAATGGGCTTTCCAGAAGGTGGCCGAAACATTTCTTTGTTCAATGTGGGTGTTTATTACCGCAAGAAAAATCCAGACGACTGGCAAGAAGATTTGATGCGATTCAACTATGAGCATCTGCCTGAGCCACTCCCCAGTGGTGAGGTCAATGGCCTAATCAAGTCTGTTTCAAAAAAGGATTACGCCTACACCTGCAAGCAAGCACCAATCTGCAACTATTGTGAAAAACCCAAATGCATGAAGCGTGAATATGGCGTGGGTGGGGTTGGTGGTGGCCAAGCCATAGAGATTGATGCCATAACAAAATACGAAACTGAAAACCGATCATCAGTGCGTTGGTATATTGAAATACAAGGCGAGCGTATTGAGGTGACAACTCAGCAACTTCTTGATCAGCGTCAGCTGCAAAAACTTTGTGTTGAGAAGTTGAACAAATGCCCAAGCACAATGCCTGCCCAACGCTGGGAGCAACGCATCAATGAACTGTTGGGGTCTGTTGAAGTTGTTGTTGACCCAGATGATGCATCTCCGCAGGGTCAGTTTGAAAAGATGCTTGACTCATTCCTGACTGGTAAAGTGCAGGCTCGCCATCGTGATGAGATCATGAACGCCAAACCATGGCACGACTCTGATGAGGGCAAAGTCTATTTTCGCTCCGAAGACCTTTTTATATATCTGGACGCCAGACGCTTCCGCTATCCCTCCCAACACCAAGTTTGGTCATGGCTGAGAAATCTCGGTGGTGACAGAAAAACCTTTCGGATTAAGTCAAAACCAGTTAAAGTATGGTCAGTCCCAGCACCTGAATTCTATGATGATGAAGATGACTTGGACATCCCAACAACTGTGACGGAGGAGTTTTGATGACTTCACCCCACGATGATTTCAAGCAGAGGCAAAAAGTCAACTGCCATGAAAGAGTCAAAAACATGACTGAGGCAAAGGCCAATGACATGGTTGACAGAACACTCGGCATCTTGCGTAACTGTGCAGTGCCAAAAGACTATTTCAAAGATGTTGAAAAAATGATTGAGCATTTTGAATATTTAAGAAACGGGAACACAGTTTATGTCGACAGAGAATGAATACGAAAGACACTACGAAAGATTCATAGAGTGCGACTTTTGTGGCAAGATGACTCGTGGTCGCATTTGGCGTAATGAGCCGACAAAGGTAAAGTGTGGTTCATGTCACCACGTGCTAACTGAGAAAGGAACTGAACATGAGACGAGTGCAAATAATTCTTGGACCACCAGGAACAGGCAAGACAACAACCCTACTGAGGATCGTTGAAGATGCACTGAGCAGAGGCATCGCTCCTGAGCGGATAGCCTATCTAGCCTTCACTCGCAAAGCAGCATACGAGGCTCAAGAAAGAGCCATGGCACAGTTTGGTTTTGATGAAGGCAGATTCCCCTACTTCAGAACACTTCACTCTTTAGCCTTCAAAGAACTTGGCCTCCAAAGAGACGAGGTAATGACCAATGCACACTATCGCAAGTTGGGCAAGGCTTTGGGTGTTGAGTTCAAAGGCATTTATGATGAGAACCTTGGCATTCATGTTGGGGATGGGCTTGGTGACAAGTGCTCAAGAATTGAATCATTGGCAAGAGTTGGCCTCAGAGACTTGGAGTCTCAATATCAACTTACACAAATCAATGATCTGACTCTTCACGCAGTCAAGCAATATGACACTGCCCTCAGGACTTACAAGCATGACAATGGGCTTTTGGACTTCACAGACATGCTTGAAAAATTCTCAGCACCACTCCCAGTAGACATCTGCATCATTGACGAGGCTCAAGACCTCAGTTCGCTTCAATACAAAATGGCTATCATGGCCTCCCAAAATGCTGAGGAAGTCTACATTGCTGGCGATGACGACCAAGCCATCTTTGGTTGGGCTGGGGCTGATGTCAACAAGTTCCTGACCCTCAAAGGCGATCGCATGGTTCTGCCTCAGAGTTACCGCATCCCTCGCTCAGTTCACAGATTGGCTGCAGAAGTTGTTGGCCGTATAAAACACCGCTATGTCAAGCCATGGCGACCAAAGAGCGAAGAAGGCTCTGTTGATTATGTTGCGGATGAACAGCAGATTGATTTCTCAGGTGAGGGAACTTGGATGTGCTTGTCACGCAGTAAATATTTGATGAACAGATTTCAACAATCCGTTAGGCAACAGGGCTATGCCTACACCTACAACGGCAAACACTCTCTTGAGTCTGAGGAGACTCGAGCCATCCTGACTTGGGAAAGGCTCCGCAAAGGCAATAAGGTCTCTTTACACGAGGCCAAAAATGTTATACAATTTTTTGGATTCAATGTTAACCTAGTGAAACAAGAATCATATGGATTGACTGATTTGGGTCTGCCTGAGGATGCAAAGAATTTTGATTGGATGACGATGCTGAGAGGTATAGCCCCAGACGAAAGAGAATATTTAAGGTCATGCTTGCGCAATGGTGAAAAGTTTTCAGACAAACCAAGAATCAACATCTCAACCATCCACCAATCCAAAGGTGGTGAGGCTGACAATGTTGTTTTGGCGACTGACATGGGTCGGCTGAGTTGGGAGAACTCTCACACAGATGAAGAGAACAGAGTCTGGT